TTGAATGCGTCCTCTGTGTTCTGCGTGTCACCAGAGACATAGCCTGTGTTCATCGCGCGATTGAGCAATCCTGACCATGCGGCAGCGGGTTCCGTCGCAATGCCAGGCCATGCGATACCCGTGCGCCCGTCGCTATAAGTTCCGAGCGGAAGGAAAAAGCTGCGTTCGGCAACCTCCGTCCCCGGTGCCATCGGCTGCGCAAGCGTGTCCTGCGACACCGAACGGTTGAATTGCTCTGCCATCAATGCACTGACGACACGGCGCTTGGCGTCGGGCGTCATGACAGGTTCCAGTTGCCATCGGGGATCGTAGGCTTCGGCGCAGGGTACTTGTCGCTAGGGCCGCTCATCGCCAGTGTCTGCGCCCCGCCGTCGCGGCCTTGCTTGCGGGCCAATGCGAGTTCGTAGGATCGGAACGGCTCCGAGTAGTCCAGCCCCTTGGCGCGCAGGAACCGCCAGACGCCGCCGAGCAACACAACCTCGGCACTCAGCAAGGGCACGTCCGTGTCGCTTTCGAACTGATCTGACGCGCCAGTCCCGGTGTCCGTGGCTTCGGCCACCCACCACGCCGACACGTATTCGAAGGCGTATTCCTGGCCTGCCGTTGGCGTCGGCAGCAGCATCAGCGAATTGCCGCGCTGGCGAAAGATGTCGTGAATGGCCTGGATACGATCTGACTTCAGCGCCTGCCATTCCTGCGACGAGGCGGGCCCGAGAACGAGCCTGTTCTCTGTCCTGTTCCAGAACGTGCCGTCGACGAAGCGGTCAAAGTCTTCTGGGATCACGCCGCTTTGCGTTTCGGTAGCCGTCGCGGTGAAAACCTTTTCCTTAACGAGCGCTTGCCACATGTGGCGCGAGGCAAGGTCGCGGCCTTCCTGTTGGATGACGGACAAAAGAAGGCGCGCGTTCTGATCACTCGATCCGACGACTGCCGTGGGCCTTGGAATGCCGATCCGGTCGGCTACGTCCTGGCAGATTTCCAGAAGGTTCATCGCTTAGGCCCCCGGATCACCCGATCACGCGGCAGGAAGTTCGGTCTCGACCTTCGGCGGCCTGCCGCGGCGCTTCGGGGCTTCGTCGTCGTCGTTCATCTTCGAAAGCACAATCTGGCGCAGTTCCTCGAGCTGGTCTTTTAGCGACGTGATTTCTGCGTCCTTCGCAGCCAGTTCGTTGACGACCGTGGCCTTGTCCTGCGCCGCAATAAACCGCTTGGCGTTCTCAGCCAACGTGCGAGCGCCCGGAAGCTGGATTCGGTTGATCGCGCTGTCGGTCGCGTTTGCCAATTCCTCGACGGACTTGAAGCCAGCGTTGCGCAGAACCTGCGCTTGTTCGGGGGACACGCCAGGCCATGCGCCGATCGGCGTTCCGGTCTCCGGGATTTCGTGGCCCTGCTTCCAGGCGTTGTATTGCGGCTCAACCACGCTCCAGATCTCGTGCATCATGACCGCGGCCTGGTCGTTGACCGGATCTGCCACGGGACGAAGCCGCTTGGTGAACACCGAAACCGGCGTGCGCCACGTCGAGCGATCCGCTTGCCCAACGGCGCACAGTTCCACCATGTCGATAGGAACGACCTTGCCGCCCTTATTTTTGTAGTCCGTCCAGAATTTGAGAACGCGCGTGCTAGCTGGCATGAATCCTCACAGGATGTTGGTTTGCGGCAATGACGCGCCGAATTTGAACTGTCCGACGTGATGACCGAGCTTGATTGACGGATCCACCCACGTCTTGAACCCGACCGAGCGGGCTTTTTCGCAAAACGTGTAGTCCTCACCCCGGCGATAGGTGAGGCCGGCTTTTTCCATCCAGCCCCACGAGAACCACATATGCAGATGCTCGTTTTCGGCAGGCTTCAGCGACTGGTCCGAATACTTCTCGCACTTCGGCTTCATCGCTTCGAACACTTCGCGATCGACACACATGAAGCCGGTTGCGGCCGCCTCGACCTCGACCAATCCGCGTTCGTCGGCTTCCAGCCCTTTTGGCCACAGCGAGATCGCCATTTCCGGCTGTGCGCCGACGTAGTGCGGGCGCTTCTGGTAGGCACCGGCCATGATCTTTTCCGGGCTTAGAACCAGCTTGGGAAAGTCGTCGCTGTCCCAGCTTACATCGTCGTCGATCATCACGATCTTATCGGCGCCTTGCGCCATGGCGCGCGCCACGAGGCCGTTTCGAGCGGCAGGAAGGTCCGAACATCCCACGCATGAGATGAACGTGGCTTCGGCTTTCTTGACGCGCTGGATTGTGGTCAGCAGCGACATCATGAACTGCAGGTTGACCATGCCGGAGTAGCACGGCGTAATGACGGCGATCTTCAAGCGATCTCCTATAATGAAGGCGGGGACCGAAGCCCCCGCCCGTTGCTGATCAGAGCGCGGCGAACGGCCTGGTCGACATCATGCCGACGATGGCCTGCGTTGCCGTCGTGGTGTTGTTGGACAGGATCACGAGGCCCGCAATTTTGGTTTGCGAAGTCGTGGTGTCGTCCAACTTGCCGGCAGTGCCCGACGTGTAGAGCGCAATCGAGCTCGAGCACGTCTGCAGCACGTTGACCGAGGTTACGCCCTCAATCTGGGCCCAGCCATACGAGGCCGACGACAGCGTGGCGCACGCCACACCGATGCCGACGCCCGTATCAGCCAGCGCCTTTGTGAGCGCTTGCGCGATGCCGGTGGAACTGATCGCTACGACGTCATACTGAGCGATGGAGCCCGACGCCTGGACAAAAATGTAGCAATTGCCCACGTGGTCCGCGATGATGTCGTTCGGACCTGCGGCGTTGCCACCCGTCAGTGACGAATAGCTCTCAGTGGGGTTGAGACCTGCAACAGTGGTCATAGTCGTTTCTCCTGATTAGGTCGCAACGTCGATCAAGCAGCCCTGCAGCGAGCGATTGCTGCAGACGAGCTGGCCCATCCAGTAGATGGGGACCACGACGGCGTCTTGGTTGACCGGCACCTTTTCGTCGTCCTCGGACCATCGGGCGTCGGGGTGCTCCATGAGATAGAGGTACTTCGTGTTGAGGAAGTACATCTTTTCAGCCGTGGTGCCGAAGTTGGTGTTGTCGTCGAAGATGATCGACGCCGACTTGTACTTCAGGCTTTCGAAGCCGAGCGCGCCGAGCTTGGCGTCTGCGTACCGCTGCAGATCCTGCAACCCGCCCTCATAGAGCGAGTACATATCGTGCGACGACACGATCAAGTCCGGCTTGTCCTGGCCGCGGTTCTGAGAGAGCCACAGCGTATTCATGCCGGTGCGCAGGTTGGCGTAGGTGAGCGCCGTGCCCGTTGCCGCGCCGTCGGCCGCCACGTCACCGCCAGTTACCTCGGCGAACTTGTTGCGCCAGAAGCTGTAGGTGCTCGAGGGTATGCCGCCGACCGTGCCGGTGCCGTCGTTCTGGATGATCAGGCCCAGACCGCCGATCTGGTTGGCCAGCGAGCCCGACGAATACAGGTCGACGCTGAACTGATTGGCCGCCGTCGACATCGCCACGTCGATTCGCGCTTTGACCAGATTAATCATGCGCTCTTCGGAATTGTTCATCCGAAGCTCGCGACCTGACGCCGTGACGTGCAGGGCGACCTGGGACCAGTCGTATTTGGCCGCGCTGAGCACGTCGGATTGATTGATGTTCAGCGTATCATAGCCGGAATAGCGCGTGTAGGTGCTGTTCTCGGCGTATGACAGCGGCACTGCAATCTCGTAGCCGCCGGACGCATCGGTCTTGATGTTCCCGCGCTCTTTAAGGATCGTCAGCAAGCCGTTGTGCTTGGTCACGTTGTCGACCGTCTTGCGGTAGTGCTTCCGCATCGTGGTCGTCACCATTTCGGTGAAGGTTGAATTAGGGCTGGGCATGTTTCGTTAGCCTTTAGGCGTGGGTGCGCCGCCAAATCGACCGCAGATCATCGTCGAGCGATGCCGTGCCGTAACTGGGAACGCTGCCGTTGACGTTGATGGAGGCGCTGCGCTTGGCAGTGGCCGCCGCTTGCTTCGCAGCCTCGATCCGCTTCTTTTCCGCCTCGGCCTGCTGCGCAGCGATGAGCTTGTCGCGTGTGGCGGGGTTGGCCCACCTGGCACGCTCATAAGCCTGCTGCAGCAGTTCCTTCGTTCCAAGGGTAGGATTGGAGCGCTTGAGCTGCGCGATGTTGAACTGAATGTCCTCGGCAAGCTCGTTGAAGTCGGGCTTGTCGTTGAAGAACGCATCTACTTCCGCCTCGTAGGCTGACTGGCGCGCTTGGAGTTCTTGGGCCTCGCGGCCCTCGACCCTATGGCGCGTGTCGCCTAGCTGGCGTTTCAGTTGCTCGATTTCCGCCCAGGCCGCGTTAAGTTGTGCAGTGACCTGCTGTGACTGCGCGTCGGGGGCGGGAGCAAACGGATCAAAAAGGGCGTTGGTGTCGATTTTGAAGTGTTCGGCCACCGTCTTGATGAAGCCGACCGGATCGCGAGCGAGTGCCTGATCAGCGCGCATCACGTCGGCCATGTACGTCGCTACGTCCTTACCCGAGGCGCGAATGCGATCCGCGTGTTCGGAAAGCGTATTGTGAATAGGCTCCATCGCCTTGGCAAACTGGCCAAGCGTGCTAATTTGCTTGTGGCTGTCGGCCTCGCGCTGCGCAATGGTTTCCTGAAGCTTCGGCGGGAGCTTGTCCCACTCGGCCTTGGCTTCCTTGGCCCAGCTATTGGGCGGGGGAATTGCGGGCTTGGCCGGCTCGGCAGGCTTTTCCGGTTCGGCCGCTTTGGCTTCGGCGGGCTTCTCGACAGGCTTGCCATCCTTCGGCGCAAACTTGCCATCGTCATCACGATTCCGGTTGGCGTTACGAAACGTCTTGCGCAGATCGTCGTCGAGCGCCTTTTCAGCCGCTTGCGCTTGGTTTTCCGGCGCTTCGTCGACGGCCTTTGCCGGTTCTGACGGCGCAGGCGTGTCAGCAGGTGCAGGTGATAGCGTCTCGGGCGCTTCTGGCGCCGAGGTTAGCTCTTCCATGCGGTTTCCTTACTCAGAGTGGCAGGTTGTGCTTGGCTGCAAAGCGCTTGTTTTTGAACCCGCGCGGCCGGCGAGGCGGGTCCACTTCGATGCAGTCATTGCGCTTCAGGTCTTCACGGCGATGCGAGCGGGATGAAATCGGCCGGCCGTCAATCGGGCTGCGGTACTCGGGGATGTCCGAGCAGATCATGGGCATGCAGATGGCGTTGGGGTCTTTGACCTGCATAGGCTCGCCGGTCTTGCGGTCGCGGAAGATGAAGGATTTCTTATCCCACACGTAACGGGTCACTGCGGCCTCCCGTTCATTGGCCTAATTGCTGCTTTCTGCTGTGCAACCTGGGCACCAAGGACGGCTTTCTGCGCGTCGATCTGTGCGCCCATCTGCTTGGATTCAAGGTCGATCATCGCCGTCTGCTGTTTCACCTGCAGATCGGCCTGCTTGGCCTGCATGTCCATCTGATGCGCTTCGCGCTCGAAGCCCATTTCCTGCTGCTTCGCTTCCGCGTCCATCTGCGCTTTCTGGACGGCCGGGTCAGGCTGCTGCGCCTGCTGCTGCTGCATCTGCATGAACTGCTGAACTTGCGTGGTCATTTGGTCGAGCGCGTCTTCAGCCTGCTTGCCGAGATCGAACTGGCGCGCGAACGATGCATAGACCTCAGTGAACATCGGCAGCAGTGGCGGGGCTGATTGCACGATGCCGCCGACCGCCTGCGCAAACGATGCCGTGCCTTGGATGAACTGGCTCATCTGCTCGAGCTTACGGCCCACGTCGCCGCGGATCGTCGAGTCGGTCTCAATGTCGATCCGGTAGGCGCGCAACGCGTCTGAGCGCAGGATTTGCTCCACCTGCGGCTCGATCTTGATTCCCGTTATAATCTGCAAGTTCTCAGTCGAGAAGTGCTTGCATATAATCGCGGCCTTCATCCTGAACAGGTCACGCGCGACACGCTGCACTTCGCGCTGGAAGTGCTGGATGCGCAGCCCGGCATACTGCGCCTTGATCTGCTGCGCAGTGGCGGTTTCGCTAGCCTGCGTCGAGCCGCGCACGATGTCAGACAGGCCCGTGACTTCGTAGACCGTCTGAATGATCCGGTCGCGGTGCTCATAGAGCTTCTCAGCAACGCCCGCGATGGTCTCAATCGGCCAGTTGAATATGCCCTTCTCGATACCGCCTGCACCAGCCGCAAACTTGGTGGCATCCTCTACCGGCTCGTAGATGCCGTCGTCTGCGTTCTGAAGCTTGACGAAATCGGCCTTCATTGACGAGTCGTAGAGGCCCTTGGCGCGAAGCTGCTTGACCAGTTTGGTAATCCGCTTCGTTACCACGTCGAGTTCTTCGATCAGCGATCGATAGACCTCATACGGGCACACGGGCTCGAGGCTGGACAAGCGCCAGATGGGCTGCAACGGCCGCGGCACGCAGTAAAACCCTGGCAATCCGAGCGGGTCTTGCTCGATCCGAAGCGGGCCTGAGCCTTTTTCCTCGCGAATGAACAGCACCAGACCGCGGCGCTTGTCCCAGATCTCATAGACCTTCGTCGTTTTGAAGATGCCAGCGTCAGGCTTGGCCTTCAGTTCTCTCGCGCCGTTCTTGTCGACATCGGTAAGCGGGATTTCGCGCGAGGTGTCCTCGCCGGCCAGACGGTTGATCTCGTCGCGGGTAAGGTCGTGCTCGAAGGCGATCCACGGCACTTCATCCCACGTGCGGCCAGGCCCACGAATGAACCGATCCCATGCCACGACTTCACAGGTGACTTCCTCATAGCCCTTGACCTCGACGGGCTCACCGCTCACCGGATCGGGCTCTTGCCGCATCTGCGGCTTGTAGCGGACACGTGGAACGCCCCGGCCTGCCGTCAACGCCGACCGCACGACATCGCGCATCGTCGTGTCAAATTCGTATTGGTCGACGCTGTAGGAAAGCGAGCGGTCAATCACATCGGCGACGATCTTGGAAATCGGATCGGGCTCGTCGTAGCGCCGGCGAATGTCGGGAATCGGCGTAGAGTTGTACGCCGCAGGCACCATCGTCTCGACGTTGGAATGATAGATGTTGAACGCTGTCCGCGCCGTGCCGTTACGCGGGTCGCCAGCCTCATAGATCGCAATGGCGTTTTCAGCCGCCTCGCGCCAGCCCTTCTCGTCGTCTTTGGCCTTGCGGATATGCGCCAGCCATACGTCGACAGGCTCCATCCCTTGTTCAAGGGCTTTGGCTTCCGTTTCGATCTGTTGGCCTTGATGCGCGGTGTCAGTCATCAGCCGCGCGCTTCCTGCGGTTCATTTCAATGATCTCTCGAACGCTCATATTGGAGCGAAGAACGCCGTCCTTGACTTCGAACACCAGCGCTTTGGGCGTCTCGTCTACCGGCTTGGCTGCGGTCATTTCGCGCCAAGCCATGGCGAGGTATCGGAAAGCGTCGGCAGCGTGGCTGGTCCAGTCGTGGCGCGGGTTGTCGCTGAACACCAATTTCTTCTCGTCGTATTCGCTGCGGTACTGCCGGAGCGCATCAAGCCCGAGTTCCGTGCGTTCGGTGTCAAACCAGCATCGACCGATGGTCTGCCGCGCCGCTTCGATGCCGTCCTCTACCTTGTGATCAGGCACCAGCTTTGGATTACGCCTCAGAAGTTGCAGAGACTCGACGCGGGTTTTCTGAGTGCCGATCTCTTTCACCTTGGCGTCGTGCGGAACCCAATCGATCCCGTACGTGTAAGGCTTTGCGTTCAGCTTCGAGACCAGCGCCGGAATGCCGTCGTCGTGTGAGCCTTCGATAAAGTCGATCACCCTGATCTGGCCGCCATCGATCTGGAAGATCCACACCGCCATGTTGACGCCCTTGCCCAAGTCCCACGCCGTATGTGCCGGAATGCTGGGCTCGTAAGGCACTGTGCAGATGCGCCCGCTCGATAGCGCTATGCTCAGCTCCTTGACGTAATAGGCACCTTCGAAGACGTTGCGGAAATCACCTTCCCAGATGTGCGGATACAGGTCAGGCCGTTGCTCAAGGTCTCGCTTGCGCTGGCGTTCCAGCACGTCTGGAAACCATGGATTGTCACGCCAGTTGATCTCTACGATGCGATACCGCGGGTCTTTATTGTTGACCCTGAAACGCAAGTGAGTGGGGCTGCGCTTGCCTTCCGGGTTCCACGTGATCCAAAGCTCTGAGTCTTCCTCACGCAGCGTCGGAATCAGCTTGGTCCACGCTTCCTCTGTGACCGGCTCCGCTTCGTCTACCCAACACAGAAGGATGCGCGACTTCGACTTGATGCTGTCAATGTTGCGGTCGAGGCCCGCGAACTTGTAGGCGATGCGTCCGCTCTTGGTGCGGATGTACTTCTCACCGATGTCGAAGTGAGCATGCAGCCAAGGTTCTGACCGGATCGCTGCTTTCACTTCCTCCATGCTCGAGTCGTCGAGCGAATTCATAAACTGACGACCGCACAGGATAATCCCTTCCCGGCCGGCCTTGTCCCACATATACGCGCGAACTGCCGTCATCTTGGCAAAGCTGCGCGTCTTGGCGGAACCTCGGCCGCCGTAAGCCCCTCTTACGTCAGCTTGTCCCGAAAACACCCAAAGGAGTTTGGGCGGGAGCTCGATCCGAGCGGTCGTGCCCCTCTGGTGTAGTGAGCTCAATGCGCGTGACTGTCTCTAGCGGGTTGTCCGGGTCGCCCTTGTGCTCGACGGAACTGAGCTTCGGGTGAAGGTAGGGAGCCGCGTTAATTGCTGCCTTGAAGCGCTCATCGTGCGACTGCGTTTCGTCGCGCAGCACCTTCAGCATGTATTCAAGTGGCATCAGCCCTTGACTGGCAGCCTTGGCCACTATTTCCTGCGTTTTCGCTGTAAGAGAGCCTTTCTTTCGTCCAGCTCCTGGCCTCTTACCGCCGTGCATCTTGATTACGCTTGATTGATTTCAAGTTTCACATGAAACACGGGGAACCCCATGATCACGCTTGCTGCTGTTCTCGCCCTGGCTCAGCCTGCCGCTGCCCCTAAGCTCTACTCCGTCCCGCCGCAAATCCATCGTGTGCAATCCTGTGGAATGGCGCCGATGGCCCCACTTGGATGCAGGATGGTGTGTTCCTGTGATCGCCAAGGAAGGAACTGTAGTTGGCAGACGGTGTGCGGTTAGCACTTGCCGCTTTTGGGCTTGCCAGGCTTCGGCATGGGCTTCGGTTTCATCGGCATAGCAGGTTCCTTTACGTTGATGCCGTGCTGGCGGAGTTTGTCAGCAACGGCTTTGGCAATGGCGGCCTCAGTGGTGTGGCCGTAGGCGATGGCGTTGACAATGGCCATGCGGATGTCTTCTTCGGAAATCATCCCGTGGCCTTGAGTTGGGCGGGAACGCGGGGACCGCTTGTCGGGCTCATGTGAGCAGAGCCGACAGTTGGAGCGGGGAAGTCGTAGAGCTTGGCAGTGGGCTGTGCTGCGGCTTCAGCCTGCTCGAAAGCGTAGGCGATGAAGTTGAGGAGGCCGGACATCACGAAGAAGATTGCCAGCAGCATGGAAACGCCAACGTTGGTCCAGAACTCCTGATCCGCCGTTGGCTTGGTGCTCTGCGTGGCAATAGACGCCAGGACTTGTGACTGTGCGCCGGCAACGCTATGGCCCGTGCTGGACTCTGCCGAGCGTGCCGCGAGGTCCTGCACGCGCTTGTCGAGAGCCGCCCGCGCCTGTGCGGTGGCGAGTTCGCCCTTGAGCGCAATGTAGCGGCGGCACGAATTGCCATAGCTTCCGGGGGAAACGCAGTTGGCAGTTCCGGCGAACCACGGGCGGCTCTCGATCCCTTGCATTTCAGCGGAGATGGCGGCGGGCGTGCGGGTGGGTTTCATCGCGGCCAGATCGGAACGGGCGCGCTCAAGTTCGCCGCGCGTGTCAGTGTAGGTGTTGGTCTGGTGGCGGGCCTGCAATAGATCAGCTTGGCGGGAGGCTGCGGTAGCCCCCAGATGGCTCAACAGTTCAACGGCAACCGCGACAGCAAAGAGCGCCACGGCGGCGCAGCCGACAGCGTGCTTGCCCTGCTTGAACGCGGCGTGGGCAAAGACGAGGGCGTAGCCGACGACGAACGATGCGCCAGCGAGGCCCACAGCGAGGCAAACCTTGCTGACAAGGTCGTGACCTTGAGACCAGCCGAACGTCGCCGCGATCGACGCAGCGAGGCACGTAAAGAGCAAACCGCCGCGCTTGGCGTGGGGGATGAGGTCATTAACAGAACCGGCGTGCATGTTCGGGCTCCTGAGTTGAGCCGCAGGATACGCATGCGGGTGCTACGAGCGATGTCACCAACCGTCGTGGGCAAGATAGTTTCCGACGACGATGGCAATGAGCAGAAGGACGAACCAAGTCCCAAGGATGTTGGCGGTCATCGTTGACCACGAAAGCCACCAAGCTGCGCCGCGACGCCGCCAATTTGGCCTACGTTTGCGTAAGGGTTGCTTGCTGTCGTCGCTCGAACAAATTCCAGAATTGCCTGCCGTTCCATTGGGTTAAACGGCTCAAGAATAGCGCGGATTTTCTGAACTGCCGCCACGTCGCTGGCTCTGCTATCCTCTGCCTTTCCTTGGAACACGTCTGAATCGAGCGGAACGTTCTGCATTTTGCTGGTTCTACCGTAGTGGTTTTCCGGGGCCCTGGTAGGGTGCTGATCAGGTCAGCGTTGAGCGTGAGTGAGTGGCGGAATCGAAACGGGCGGCCCAGTTGGGACCGCCTGTCTGTTTGGGCGCAATTTCGGATTTGCGTGGCTTTACTCTCGACCGCTCACGTGCGGGAGATGCCTGGGTCCGGGCACTGCTGACAAGGCGCGGGCGTCCGTCACTGCGCGTTATGCCGTAATTCTGCCGCAAGGTCAACCAGGGCGCAGTTGAGTGTAGTGGATGGGGCGAACGTGCTGCTTGCCGAACATCGTGCAGGCGAACATGCACATCTCGCCGTCGCGATCAACGACGGTTCCGGGAACCTCGCCGCGATAGACAGCCTGGCCGATGGTGAATGGGTTGTCCGAGCGGCGGCCTTGGAAACGGTCAAGGTTTGACGCTACGCGGATCAGGTCCTTGCGCGAGACAAGCCCGACAGGCCGGCCAATGTACCGGGAGTTGATAGGCTTGCGCTCTGCCGGGAGATAGCTGCGCATGGCCGGAACGGTGCGCTCGACAGGCTTGCGGCTTCCCGTGCGTCGTGTCGTGACGGTTTCGGTCAGCAGCTCATAGCCGATGCCGGCGCGGTCGAGCTCTTTCGCGGCCTTGAACTCGCGCTGAGGCGGGACGTGGAAGGCGGTGAGGATGTCGGTCATGCTGCGGCCCTCCAGTTGCGCCACCACACAAGCAAAGGAACGTGCCACCCTCTGCGCAGCGGGATCGGACCTCCACAGCCCTGGCCGATGTAGCGAGCAAGCGGAAGCCGCTTCAATCGTGCGTCGGCTTCCTCCTTAGATTTGGCTACGATGTCGAAGCAGTATGTGGCACCGTCCCACTCGTACACGTACAGAAACGCCCACCAATTGGTGCCGTCTGCGTCAGTTCTGATTGGCTTTGGTTGCTTGCTCATCTAGTGCTCCCTTGTGAGGGGACGCGCACGCGGTAGGCGGTCAGTTAGGGTTGGCTAAGGACTCCTCAAATTGAGCCAAAGCCGACCGAAGACATGCGGCCACGACGTCTAGATCACCGATGACGTTCATGCCCATTTCACCGTCTTCTGCAGTGATGAGGATGACGACTTGCACGGCATCAAAGTCGATGTTGGAAACGTCGCGCTTGAACTCGCGTGCAGCCGCGTCGACCTGAACAAATTCTGATGTTCGGCTCATTTCGCCGCCCTCACGCCTGTGACCTTGTTTGCCTTGCGCCTGCGGGCCTGACGGGCATGAGGCGGGGCGGTGTCTTTCTTGACGATCTTCAAGTTCCCGTCTTTGTCGGCCTTGTAGTCTATGCCCTTCACGCGAATGCCGGTCTGTTTCATGACCTTACGATCTCCATCCGTTGCTGCTGCTGGGCCATGGCCTGCTGAGCCTTCTTGGCTGCTTTCTTCTTCGACTTCGCTTTCCGCTCTGCTGCTGCTGCTAAAGCCTTGTCGATCTGAGCTAGGATGATCGCGTTCATGGCGTCAGCCCTTCTGCTTGGAGGATCGCGCGGCCGATGATTTGCGGAACGGCAGGATAGATGCCGTTTCCGATGGCGTGATTTCGGTCCATCCCATAGGCAACCCCATCAGCACCTCGGTAAAGCGCGGATGGATTTTCCAGCCGTGCGCCTTCACGAGCGCGTGCACCCGCAAGATCGTAGATTTCTTGTATCGTCCGGTTCTTTCGTGCAGCGGAATGCCGAACCCGCGGCCGTCCATGCTCGCCGTTGGGGTAGGCCACTGCGAACACGCGCTGTCGCATGTGTGGTGCACCCAAGGAGCACGCAGAAACAACTTGCCATTCCGCATCATACCCGATGCCGGCCAAGTCTCCGAGAACGGTTCCCATTCCGTCGTCAAGGAGCGCTGCCACGTTCTCCAAGATCGCGTAGCAGGGTCGTAGCTCGCCAATGAGCCTTGCGAACTCCCTCCACAATCCTGAACGCTCGCCGGCGAGTCCTTTGCCAGTCCCAGCTCGAGAAAGGTCCTGGCACGGGAACCCGCCGCAGATGACATCGACGGCAATTCCATCCCGTCGAAGAGTGTCGGCTGTGAGTTCTCTAACGTCATGGTAGATGGGAACCTTGGGCCAGTGTTTCTGAAGGACGCGGCGGGGGTATTCCTCGATTTCGCAGAAGGCGACGGTCTCAAACCCGCCCGTGCGTTCAAGGCCGAGGCTGAAGCCGCCGATACCGCTGAACAGGTCGAGCACGCGGAGCTTGGTCATTCCGCCGCCTCTCTCAGTTGCCTGCCCTCGATCTTTGCAAGGTAGATCATTCCGGCGCTCCTGCTTTCGGCCACACGAGGACGGCGGCAGAGCCATAAGACCCTGCCGCCCGCTTCATCTCATCGACGACCGAGGTAGCAATCGATGGATGTTGCCTCGCTGATGGCTTTGGTGAGTTCCGCGAACGCGGCGTCCTC